CCCGTAACGCCTCTGCCACGCGCGTAACGTGACAGGGATTAAGGGTAAACTAATTGATTTTGCAAGTTTTTATTTTACCCTGCTTTCTTATGGGGCATACATGGGACACTTTCAGATAGTCTTTTGTTAAGGAGTTCTATCTGTTCGTGATTGTTGTCTTTCATCCATGCTCCGTAAACATTGAATACCATTTGTGCGTTTGTGTGGCCCATCTGGCTTGCGATAAAACTAGGATTAGCTCCTGCGGCAAGTGACCAGCATGCATAAGTATGCCTGGATTGGTACGATTTTCTGTGTCTCAGACCTGCGCGTTTTAAGATACTTGTCCATGACTCCCTGATGGAGTCAACCTTGTAGTGAGGTCCGGACAACTGCTGCTGTTTTGTTACCTGAGGACTAAAAACAAAAGTGCATTTATGCACAGCAGTTCTCCCATATTCCCTCTGCTTCACCTCTACAGAATGTTGCTTTCCAAGCATGGTCATTTCCGCCTGGCTTTTAAGAGCATCAATAGCTGGTTGAACCAGATGAATTGTCCTTCCGGTGCCTGCATCGGTTTTTGGTGGAGTGAATTCGCCAAGTTTTGTATAATTTCTACGGATGGTTATAGTCCTTGCTTTAAGGTCTATATCTTCCCATGCCAGCGATACCAACTCCCCGTGACGAATACCCGTGTATACAGCGAGAATCCACAGGTTTTTTGTTTGTTGATGACGGCAAGCCTCAATAAAACGAATAAATTCGTCACGGGTGAGAGGATCTGGTTTTACCTTGGACTTTTTTAAGGGAGCCAGACCGTTAAATGGGTTTCCTGAGGTATAACCATTATCTGTTGCAAATTGAAACATTCCAGCTATGGTTGTCATATAGTAGTTTACCGTGACCACTGAGCGCCCTTTTATGGAAGAAGTCTTTCCATTAGAAAGCTTTTGGTAACCGGTCAACAAATCTCTCCTTACGAAAAGTAAATCCTCTTTTGTTATGGATGAAACCAGTTTTTTTTCACCTAACATTGGTAACATGTTTTTAATTACTGACTGGTAACGGTTAAGTGCATTCGCACAAATCTCAATTTTCTTAAGGTCCAACCATTTTTCCGAAAGTGCCTTAACGGTTATCTCTCTTTTTCCCAGACCAAAGTGTTTCAGGTTAGGGGAATTAGGGAACTGCGCGGCGTAGTCGAAACTCCCCATTCTGATTGCAAAACAAACGGAAGTGCGAAGTTCACCAGCGATCTTCCGGTTTTTGTCTGTGTCAGGAACACCGAGGTTTTCTCTGACACGTTTGCCATTATAGTGAAACCATATACGGAGTGATCCTCCATGGTTTTCAACGCCTGTCGGGTATGATGCGTTACTCATTAAACCTCCCAGACGTCCAGGAGCATTAACAGGTTAACCGGAACTTGCATTTTTGGCACCTGGTTGTTTCTGGTTTTCGATCCATCGCATAATTTCTTCGATGTTGTACAGGCATTCACTGTAATGCCCAGGATCACCTTCTACAGCGTAATGGCGGTATTCTTTTCCCTGCATCCATGACTTTCTTCTGGCCCGCTCGATGGTGCCGGGCTTTAGCCCTGTTGATGCAATAAGGACTCTCTCCGTACACCATTTGCTGGGGGTTATCTGATAGATGATTGTCTGCATGCCAACCTCATAAAACTTTCATCCACGGCAGTGGCACCACACGTCAAACATTCGTTTCGCAACTTCACGGCAGTAGAAGCCGTCGACATCACGGGTCAGGTCGTAGCGATTGCCGAATGTCTTGCGAACCCAGAACTCAAAAGCCGTATGCATGTATCACCTCCGTTGCATTGCGCGTAATTTTTTCAGGCGCATTTCCTGCTCAGTGCCCGCCAGAATTTTGCGGTACTCCTGTTGGTCAATATGTTCGAACAGGTTGTTGAACTCACCAATGCGTACCCGTCCGGAGCGCCCGTCCATGCGTCGAAAGAACACTGAGTGCTGAGTACTGCGAGTAATCACCACAGGGTATCCGGCTCTGTCCGTGTATATCTGACCACGTTGAATCAGAGCGAACATTCCTTTATCCCCAGCGGAAAAGCGAATACAGAATAAATGCCACCGCTATTGCAACTCCAACTGCGGTGAATGCTTCAGGCCAATTCATCATTTCACCTCCTGCGGCGGTTCTGGTAGCTGCATCCAGTGGGTTACCTCTTTGAGATACAGGTCTTCGCCATCACCGTCATCCCAAGTGGGCTTGCCATCATTAAACCAGTCGCCATATACGCCGACCTGAGTGTTGGGGATGTTTGGTGGGTAGTTGTTTTTAAAGTCAGCTGCTAACACATAGCATTGTCGCTCTCCCATTTCAGGCATTCGCTCACTACAGCTTATCCAACCATCCGGAGTTGCCGGATAGTTGCCATTCACAAGGTCAGCTCGAACATATAGCGTGTCATCATGGTGTTGATTGTGGCTGCACCACGTTAATTCGCTTAACTCGCCATCTTCTGGCCATACTCCAGCCGTTTGCAGCCAGATATGGGCTGGCGCATCTTGGCAAGGTGTATTAACTGGCAACTTGTAAGTTTGGCTTACAGGTTCTGCACTATCAGCCTTGCGGCGCTCCTGTAGCTCGCGCAGAGCCGCTACAACATAATGGCTATTGTGCTGGTCAGCCCACAGAATGAGCCGAATCAACGTTGCATTTGAAACGTATTCGTCTGTTAGTTTGCTATTGGTAAAAGTGGTCATAGCTATTTCACCTTAATCTCAACATTTCGCAGCTTTAGCTCTACTGGCAGGTCTGACTTTCCTGTTAATGCTAATGCGAGATTTTCTGGAGTAATGAGAACAGTTATTGTTTTCCCCCTCGCCAGACGAATAATCATGCGTATCTCGCTATCGTCACATGCTCCTGGTCGAACAATTGATATTTGTCCGTTCATCTCACTCTCCTTTGATGCGAATGCCAGCAAGCCAGGTTCTTATGCCGATATATTCAGCGTTCCTGAAACCGCTTTTTACATATATAAATGGCAAGCGAAGATTGTGACCATTGGCTGCCAGGTAGTCTTTACAACCCTGTTCGGTGAAACAGCAGGTAACGAATTCATCAATATCTTTCACAGCAACGCGCCGCCATTTTTCTGGTGGTTCCCGAAAGTTTTCATGAAGTAGTTCGAGACGACGACTTTGGAGTTTATTGGCTTCATTGCCATCTTCATCAACCCAGACAATCCGGTCATAGTCATAATCAGCATCAACAACAATTTCGCGCTTTTGATACACACAAAACATAGGGTCTGACGTTATTCGATTATCCTGTGTTCGAATATTTTCACCGATGATGCCAAACGAATCTGGCGTAGGTTTTGTCTGTAACTCTTCGATACGTTCAGCCAGCGCCGCGCACTTGGCCTCAGCTTCAGCAAATTTACGCACTAGGTACTCAGCGTTTGTTTCGTTCACTTTCAGATCTCGCGGTACACATTTCCCGCGAAGAAACCCTTCCATTTCGAAAACATTCATGCGCATTTGCGTAACCCCGATAACTCGTTAAAACGTTCCATAAACATCCCGTAGGCATGGCCTGGTGACAGTGGAATAACTTTGAACATCTCTGTCGCCGGGATACCTTCCAGTACAGGCCAGAAAGAACCATCATCAAGCCCGAGATCGCGGCGTTCGGTTGCCAGCATAATGAGATCGGCATATTTCACTGGCGTGCTCATAACAGGAGGTAACCCGTATTTCTCACGGATTACGGCGTCTATTTTTTCTTCCATCCGTTTATAGTCAGGAAGAAGGCGTTTCAGTGGTGCGGGGATGTCCTGGCAATATGCTTCTGTTGCATCATGCATTAACGCTTCAAAAGCAAATTCCTGCGGTACCAGCTGGCTGCAAAGCACCGCATGTTGGGCGACGCTGTAGAAGTGTGAAAGATGTCCTGCAAAGCGACAGATATTTGAAAGGGAAACCGCGATATCGTTAATAACGATGTCGTCTTTATTTATCTTGTCATAATAAAAATGCTTCCCGGAAAAAGTTTTAATAAATGACATTTTGTTCTCCACGTATATGCGCTGCACCGCGCTGAATTCTGGTAAAAGGAAGCCCTCACCATCCGGCGATTATTGAGTAAATTATGTTTCCATAAATGCCCCCGCAGGGGCATTTGCAGTAATGAAATCAGGCGGTGAAAGTACCAATAAAGGTTTCTACTTTGCTGTCTTTAAATTTCTCAACAAGCAGATCACGAAATTCGTTAGCCATTTCTTCCTGCACCGCTTCCAGCTGAATAATGCGCAGAACCAGTACAGGACGATCGCCAGTGATAATGCTGAGGCGTAATTTAAACGGACGTTCTTTCAGGCCTTCAAACGGAACGCATTTAAATTCAAATGCCACTGGCATAATGTCTTTGGTCTTCGCTTCGACAGACTCCATCAGGGAGCGTTTGCCGCTGAAGTCATTGTCTTCAAAATCAGCGGTCTGGTTCGCTTCAATTGTGATTTTACGGATCGCCGCAGCCGCTTTGGTTGCCTGAATGGCGTCACCATTAGCATCAAAGCCCACAAGGTAGTCGGCCCAGTCTTCAATCCATTCTGCCAGTGACTTTTGGGAGTTACGCTCGCCATTAACAGACAACAGAGCAGAGAACGGTGCTGTCTTTTTCAGTTTGAGAGTGGCGGTGTTATCTGCGTGACCTGGTTCATCAATAGTACCCAGGTTAAGCACACTGACGGCACGCATATTATCGGCATCGATAAAGCAGCGGGTGCCTTCATCTGCAAGATCTTTAGAATAACGGGTAAAGTCATCGATGCTGGCAGTGGAAAGCGCACCACGGAAACGGAAGCGATTTAAATTAAATTTTTCCAGATCATGAATGCGGAAATTCTCAGGCAATGCCACAGCATCGGCACCAATCTTACTAATAATTTCATTAACACCCTGAGCAGAAATAAGGGCATGGATTTGATTAATTGCGGTTGCGTCTAAGTTCTGAGACATAATAAGTCCTCACTATATAAGGATATTCAGTGATGAGATAAATAATCAGTTAATTAAGAACGATATTAATGACCTGCTGCGCGGAGTTTTCCGTCAGGTTCACCGGCAAGAGTCAGTAATTGTCCCTGGTCTTCCTGCAGAATAGTCAGGCGACCACCGCGATTGACATACATCGGCGTTTCGGTGGTGTCTTCTTCGGAAATTTTCCCGCGGTTAGTCGGACGAACATATGAGAGTTTGTGTTTTATTTTCACACGGTTCTCATCAAACGGTTCGATTTCCAGGTTGAGCGAGACCTTCCCTTTGGTTTTCGTGTTCATCACACCTGAAGCGACTTCACTGAGAACAGCGCCGATTTTGGTTTCAAATACGCCGCCGTCCAGCTCCCCGATAAATGCCTGCACATCAGTACTGCGTTCGCTAGCCATTTTGCTGCTCCTCATCATATCGACCCTGCAAGGTCGGTTGGTTTCTCCACAAAACAGAGAAGAGCACCTGCGGTGGCAGCCGCCCGGGTGGATTGGGTTATGAGCCCGTCGTCCGGTGATGCTCTTCTCTGTTTTGTAAAAAGAGCGGTACCAGCCGGAAGCAAGTGTACAAACTGGTACCGCCAAAGCAGTGGCTGTTGTGGTGACCGGTGCTGATCTCCGGCTTGCGGTTATTTCAGACTCTCACGGGCGTTTAATTGCCCCGCCGAACAGCTCTTTTCCGCAATAGCTGCAATGTCTTTCGCGCATCAGCCTGCGCATTCACCACAACGCTGAGAGCACTTAGCCAGTTACGGCACCACACTTTGTCGCGGTTCCATAAATGCCCTCATCGTTGCACCCTGGTCTCTTCCCAGGCGTCAAACCGAATCGCCACGCTGGTTAGGCGTCTTATCAGCATCCTCATTGACTTGCACATTCCGGCTACCTGGTTTGTTTGCCCGAGCAAGGAGTGGATTGTCCCCTTTAACGTCCCCAGACCGCTAACGACGCATGTGCCATACGCCGTGTTACAACCAACCTTTCGTTAACAACAGTCTGTTGTTTGTTCAGATAATGATGCTACTAAAAGTAGCAAAAATCAACAACAAAAAGTAGAAGTGTGTATTTAATTTTTAGTTTTCTATATAACGTTATGAATTAAAAGGTTTTTCACAGATGGGGTGATGTGGCGTAGTTACGTATAGAAAATATCGAGTGTCTTTTGTTTTGGTTTAATTATTAGGTTAATTAGATAGTAATAATTTGGGGGAAAATAGTGGGAACTATGGATACAACGGGTCAGGAACAGTGTTATTAAGCAGGCTACGAGTATAAAACCCGACCGGTTGGTCGGGCGAGAATTATGTTCGTTCTAAATCATGGTTATTGTATTACAGACACTTGACTACTGTTGAAACATCAGATTCTAGTGCTTCAATTTGTGCTCTATTAGCTTGGGTCGCCATACCATAGATAGTGTAACTCTTATGCTGCAGCCTACTTAAAGGGCATCCCTCATGGTTTATTATTGCTGCAAGAGTATTACCATCTTTGACATTTTGAACTCTCTCGAAAGTAGCCACATTTGTGAACAGATGAGGATGTGTATTTAACAGGTCATCCGTGATTCTTTTGATCTCTTCTGCATGTGATTTGAATGCTTTTGCTGCATCACTTTCATTAGTTCTTGAGCGGTTTTGTACGAAAAGGTGTAGTTCAGGTAGTTCGATAAGGTTTTGCTTTGCTTCTTTGTTGAAATCTAAGAACATTTCATCTTGTTCTGACTTGTCAATAGACACTCCATAAATAAGTTTAACAAGGTTTTTTATTCCGCGAATTGATGCAGCATCGGCAGTGCAAGGGATAATTATTCTATTTGCCGCGACTACTCCCAATTCTGTGTAGCTGGCAAAACTTGGATTACAATCAATAAAAAATGTTTTTGCTCTGTCAGAAATGTTTTTATCGGCTTCAAAAGATGCTATTAGATCTACCAGCAAAGATCGGCTTTTCTTCCATGCTTCTTTTACTGGGGATGAGCCAATGTGAGATATTAAGCGTGAACAGATATCAAGATCGACATCACCAGGAAGAATATATAAGTTCTCTGGCATTTTTGCATTAACATCATGGGCTCGTACAAAGTAAGAAGATTCATTTCCTAAACGAGACAAAGGAGATTTGCTAAAACGCTCCTTGATATAACCTGCGATTGTAACATTTCTGTCTCGCAATTTATTTAGATTTTCTTCCCCGGTACCATTGCCACCAAGAATAATTTCTGAAACGTTTGATTGAGGGCATGAGTCAATAACCACAACATCTTGATCCGGATGAGATATAGCAAACTCAACGGCAAGATTATATGTAAGAAAAGTTTTTCCTACACCACCTTTGTTGTTCCATACTAAATATTTTGTATTGGTGGAAATCATATCTGCTACCCCATCTGTCGCTTCAGTACGTTCATTAATCATTATCGTATCCTGTTGTATAGAATTGTCTATTATTTATGTTTTATTTTGGTTTTTTTTGTGTTAGTAACGCACCCAAAGATAACATATGGTCTTTATCTTTTCTTACTTAGGGTAACAGCTCAGTGTTAATCCATTTTTATGGACCAATGTGCCAAATAAAATTTGTATAAAGATTTTCTATCCTTATCTTTTATCATCTGTGCTCGTTTGCTTTAACGATTGCTAGATGCCTAATTAAAGTCGATTATATTTAATCGACTCATGAATCAGTGCCTTACCCATAACATAAAGCTGATCTTGCGACTTCTCATCAATGTACCATTTCTCATAGGCGGGGTTATCCGAAAGAACAGCTAGTTTGTTGCCTTGCATTTGTAGACGTTTAACATGGAAAGTCTTACCGTAAACGAAAGAGTAAACTCCATCAGTCTGGAAGTGGCGAACGGAAATGTCGACAAACAATCGATCCCCGGAAACAAGAGTTGGGGACATACTATCTCCATTTACCGTCATAACTTTTATATCATTCTGAGAACGGTTTCCGAAAAGAGAACGGGCATGTTCAGTTGTGAACTCAATGGCGTAGAGCACATCAACATAGTCTGAAAGCATATAGGTCCCAGGTCCTGCGCTAACGCTAAGATCCAAAACTTCTATCCTGTATACATCGGGCTTTGTTGGATTGGGGATGCTTGCCATTTCCTTACATTCCTCTCTATCTCCAACACCATATTCTAGATATGAAGCTGATACTCCAAGAGCCAACGCAAGTTTACTCATGACAGAGACACGTGGCTTCGCTGCGCCGATTGTGTATCGACGAGCCATTTCATATGTAACGCCCACAAGACTTTTGAGTTGAGTGACAGAGATTCCTTTGATTGTCATCAATTCGTTTAGTCTCTTGGCGAAATCTGGATACTTCTGTTCTTCTACCATAGGTAGAAGATTACTCACATCACACGCGCTAGTCATTTCTATTTTAAGTAGTTGCAATTTGCTATTTTAAGTAGCATCATCCCTCTGAATTTCAGAGGAGAAAGGTATGTCATCTCAAAACTACACAGAGAAAGCAGTAAAGGCTGCGGGAAAGTCTTTATCTGAAGTAGCCCGTCGCTTTGGTTTTAAGTCCACTCAATCCGTCGCCAATTGGGTAATTAACAATCAAGTCCCGTCAGAACGGGTTTTACAACTTTGTGAGTTGGGAAACTGGTCCGTGACCCCTCATGAACTGCGTCCTGATATTTACCCCAATCCAAATGATGGATTACCTGAGTGCTATTCAAAAGTTAGCGGTTCAACTGCGTAAACGTAACCACAGAAATGAGGAATTAACCGTGGGTAAAGAACCTGAATGGAAAGTTGATAAACAACCAGCATGGCTGGTGGCAGCAATACGAAGAACGATTGCTGATTTACCTCATGGCTATGAGGAAGCAGCAGAAATTCTTGGTTTGTATAAATCTGATGATATCACCCCAGCAAAAGATCAATTGCATAACAGACTGCGTAGCGGTGGGGATCAAATTTTTCCACTTGAGTGGGCCATGGTTTTACAGGATGCCAGTGGTACCAGGCATGTAACAGATGCAATAGCCCGTCGTAGTAATGGGGTGTTTGTGCCGCTGGTGGTCATTGATGACATTGACAATGGTGACATTAATCAGCGGCTGATGGAGTCAATAGAATGGATTGGCAAGCATTCCCAGTACTTACGCAAGGCAACTGCTGATGGAGTTATTGACCAGGCTGAGCGTGAGCAAATCGAAGAGAACAGCTACCAAGTAATGGCGAAGTGGCAGGAGCATTTAACACTGTTATTTCGTGTTTTTTGTGCGCCGGAAAAGAGTAACGCCCGCGAGTGTGCAGCTCCGGGCGTCGTGGCGTCGATTGCTTCTGGTTGTGGAGAAACTAACGCATGAACAGTTTAACAACACACTACCGTCGTTCGCAACTGATTGCGCTTCCTGTACCGGGTGGAAAAGCGAAGGTGGAGTATTGCTATGCAGTGAATGTACCAGGTGATAGGGAAATTGTAACCCACAGCTTTGCAGAGTGGGCTGTGGGTGATTTCAACCGGCAGAAGGAGACAGTCCTTTGCGACAAGTTAACCGCTGGTTCAAAGATCACTACGGAGTGCCCGTCAGAGTCATTCGTTGGGAGCCGGAAACACAACGGGTTATCTACCTCCGTGAAGGCTATGAACATGAATGCTTCAGTCCGCTCGAACAGTTTCGTCGTAAATTCAGGGAAATAGAGGTCGGTCATGAGCCTGTTAATGACATCCCAGCCCATTGTGATAAATCGTGATCTTGCATGCCGTATTGGTCTGAATGAGGCAATTGTGTTGCAGCAGCTTCATTACTGGCTGAATGAAACGAATTCAGGCACTGAGCATGGCGGAATTCGCTGGGTTTATAACACGACAGAACAGTGGCTGGAGCAGTTTCCGTTCTGGTCAGAGTCCACTCTGAAACGCACATTTGCAAGCCTGAAATCACTTGGGGTTTTGCGTCGCGAGCAACTCAATAAATCGAAGCGTGACATGACCAACTTCTACACGATCAACTATGAAAGTGAGCTTTTAGAAGAGGTCAAAGTGAACGAATCCATCAGGTCAAAATGCACTTCTCCATCGGGTCAAAGTGACCTGATGGATGAGCGCAAAATGACACGATCCATTGGTTCAAAACGACACGCTGTCATCGGGTCAAAATGGCCCAATGATCTTACAGAGAATACAACAGAGATTACTACAGAGAATAAAACCTCTTCTCGTCCGGACGCTTCGCAACCGGACACGCAGATGGCTGAACAGGATTTTTTAACTCGCCATCCTGATGCGGTTGTATTCAGCCCTAAAAAGCGCCAGTGGGGAACGCAGGATGATTTGACCTGCGCACAGTGGCTCTGGAAAAAAATCATCGCTCTGTACGAGCAGGCCGCCGAATGTGACGGCGAAGTGGTACGTCCTAAAGAACCGAACTGGACAGCCTGGGCAAACGAAATTCGCCTGATGTGTGTACAGGATGGGCGTACTCACAAACAAATCTGCGAGATGTACAGCCGCGTCAGCCGCGATCCGTTCTGGTGCCGTAACGTGCTCAGCCCGTCGAAGCTGCGGGAAAAATGGGATGAGCTTTCCCTGCGCTTATCGCCGTCCGTCAGCACGTACACCGAAAAACGCGAAGACCCGTACTTCAAAGCCAGTTACGACAACGTGGACTATAGCCAGATCCCGGCAGGATTCAGGGGGTGATCATGAGTCTTTTGAATGAAGTTCAGAAATTCATTGAAGCCCATCCGGGGTGTATTTCCGGAGACATTGCGGATGCTTTTGCAGGTTACTCACGGCAGCACGTTCTGCAGTCAGCAAGCAAGTTACGTCAGAGTGGGCGTGTGGCTCACCGTTGTGAAGGAGATACACGCAGACATTTCCCGCGCCTGACTGAGAGAGCGCAGGAACCGGAACCACAACCAGTTCGTGAAACCAGACCTGTGCGCAATTTCTATGTCGGCACTAACGATCCCCGTGTGATTTTGTGCCTGACCCGCCAGGCTGAAGAACTGGAGTCCAGGGGCTTATACCGTCGTGCTGCAACGGTGTGGATGGCGGCATTCCGTGAAAGCCACTCCCAGCCAGAACGAAACAATTTTCTGGCACGTCGTGAGCGGTGCTTACGGAAAAGCAGCAAGCGCGCTGCATCGGGTGAAGAGTGGTATCTGTCAGGGAATTTCGTGGGGGCTTAATGAGTAATAAATATTGCCAGGCGCTGGTGGAACTGCGGAACAAACCAGCCCATGAACTGAAGGAAGTGGGCGATCAGTGGCGCACGCCGGACAACATTTTCTGGGGAATTAACACCCTGTTTGGCCCGTTTGTTCTGGATCTGTTCACTGACGGTGATAACGCCAAATGTGCTGCGTATTACACGGCGGAAGACAACGCGCTGGCGCATGACTGGTCAGAACGTCTTGCGGAGCTTAAAGGGGCTGCCTTTGGTAATCCCCCATACAGCCGCGCCAGTCAGCATGAGGGGCAATACATCACCGGCATGCGTTACATCATGAAACATGCCAGTGCCATGCGTGATAAGGGGGGGCGCTATGTTTTCCTGATCAAAGCTGCCACCAGCGAAGTGTGGTGGCCGGAAGATGCGGACCATATTGCTTTTATTCGAGGGCGTATTGGTTTTGAACTGCCTGCCTGGTTTATCCCGAAAGACGAGAAGCAGGTACCGACAGGCGCTTTCTTCGCTGGTGCTATTGCTGTTTTCGACAAGACCTGGAAGGGACCGGCAATCAGCTACATCGGGCGCGATGAACTTGAGGCATGTGGTGAGGCCTTTCTGGCGCAGGTTCGCCAGCAGGCAGAAAAACTGGTCAGGGAGATGGCGGCATGACGACGTTAACTCAATGCCAGCAGCAGGTGCTGGATATGCTGATTTCTTATCAGAAAGAACGTGGCTTCCCGCCAACCAATCAGGAGGTGGCAACCATGCTGGGATACCGTTCAGTGAATGCAGCGGTGGAGCATCTTCGCGCACTGGAGAAAAAAGGCGTCATCACGATAAAGCGTGGTGTGGCCCGGGGGATCACGCTTCATACCGCAGTGAAGGACGACGACAGCGAAGCGGTCGGGATTATCCGCTCACTGCTTGCCGGTGAGGAAAACGCAAGGCTGCGTGCAACTCACTGGTTACATGAGAGAGGCCTGAAAGTATGAAGCTGATCCTGCCTTTCCCGCCCAGCGTGAACACGTACTGGCGACACCCCAACAAAGGGGCATTTGCTGGTAAGAGCCTGATAAGCGCGGCGGGGCGAAAATTTCAGAGCGCGGCGTGTGCAGCAATAGTTGAGCAGTTACGTCGTCTGCCAAAACCAACGTCGGCACCTGCTTCAGTGGAGATCGTGTTGTTTCCTCCTGATAACAGGATCCGCGATCTGGACAACTATAACAAGGCACTGTTTGACGCCCTGACACACGCGGGTGTGTGGGAAGACGACAGCCAGGTGAAAAGAATGCTGGTGGAGTGGGGACCGGTTATCCCGGAAGGGAAGGTCGAGATCACTATCAGTAAGTACGAGAAAACGGCGGGTGCAGCCGCCTGATTAAGAGGAGAAACGAAGTATGAATAATCTGATGGTCATTGATGGTATTGAAGTTCGTCGTGATGCTTATGGGCGTTACAGCCTGAACGATCTGCATCGCGCAGCAGTAGCATCTGGTGCAAATGCCAGAACCAAGGAGCCAGGAAAGTTTCTTTCCAGCCAACAAACTGTTGAGCTTGTTCATGAATTGACCAACACCCAGAATTTGGGTGTTGACCCGGTGAGTGTGATTCATGGGGGAAATGAACGGGGAACGTATGTCTGTAAGGAACTGGTGTATGCCTATGCAATGTGGATCAGCCCGTCATTCCATCTGAAGGTGATCCGTACTTTCGACATGGTAACCAGCGCACCGGAAAAATTATCCGGGCAGGCTGCTGACAAGATGCAGGCTGGTGTGATTCTGCTGGACTTTATGCGTCGGGAGTTAAACCTGTCTAACTCATCTGTGCTTGGTGCCTGTCAGAAACTCCAGGAGGCTGTTGGCTTACCGAATCTGGCACCGCGCTATGCCATTGATGCTCCTGCTGACGCGCCTGATGGCTCAAGTCGCCCCACGCTGTCGCTGAGTGCACTGCTGAAGCAATATGGTATCCGCCTGACGGCTAATCAGGCATATCACCAGATGGCGAAGCTGGGGATCGTTGAACAACGCGAACGATACAGCCGTACCGCGATTAACAACATCAAAAAATTCTGGTCGCTGACGGCGAAAGGCTGCATGTTCGGCAAGAACATCACCAGTCCTGCAAATCCGCGCGAGACGCAGCCGCATTTCTTCGAATCCCGATTCCCTGAGCTGTTAAAGCTGCTCGATACCGTTCACTGATGGGAGGCGTGGAGCATGAGAATTACACCACCCCATCTGCAGCCAGTTTTATCCAGGGTTAAACGTTTTGTTGAACGAATGCCGGAAGGCGCAACACTGACCCAGATATCACAGAAAGTGCAGGCGTACAGTCTGCTGAATAAAAGGGATAAGGAGATACTCATTGGCATTATCCGCGACAGTGGACTTCTGGTCGTTGCGAATGATGGAAGAACTACAACGTTACATCATCCTAAATTTGGACATCAGGCAGTAAATAGTGAAATACCAGTAAAAACAGAGGAACCCGTTGTGATTAAAAAGACCGTTACTCCGGATGAATTACGCAGGCATGCTGAGGAGCTGATCAGGGCTGCGGAAGAAGCAGAGAAGAAATTTAATGATCGTGCGGAAATTAAAAAGCAACTGGATCCTCTGAGACTGGAAATCCTCCAGGCGTATGGAATGGCAAGTCGTAAATTTGATGAGTTTGTTGATGCTATGGCGGATATGGGGAAAGCGGTACAGAAACTGAAACAGATTGTGCTGTGAGGTTCTACGTTGAGAGCACTACTGCCCCCTGAAATTGCCCCACGTATGGGGATCGTGTTGTTCAGGCCAGGTTCAGAGCTGATGCCCCTGTTTATGCAGGGGCGTGTCCTGCTGGAGCCTGAGCCGGAACGTTATTCATCTTTCGCCAGTGGTGCCGTTCCGGCGGCATCACAACCGCTGGCGGATGATCCTGTCGTTCGGGCCGTGTTCCGCAATGAGGCAGTGATCCGTCGTGCTGGTGGCGTGGAATGCCTTGAAAGCTGGTTACTTCGTGAAAAGGGCTGTCAGTGGCCTCATTCCGACTGGCACAGCGAGAACATGACCACAATGCGACACGCGCCGGGCGCAATCCGTCTGTGCTGGCACTGCGATAACCAGCTGCGTGATCAGTTCACGGAACGGCTGGAGTCAATGGCAACGGATAACTGTGCCCGCTGGGTGTTGTCTGTCGTGCGTCGGGATCTCGGTTTTGATGACAGTCACGTTGTGACAATGCCGGAACTGTGCTGGTGGCTGATTCGTAATGATCTGGCGGATGCCTTACCGGAAAGTGCAGCCCGTAAGGCACTGAGATTACCGAAGCCTGTTGTGCCGTCTGTCACCCGGGAAAGTGACCTTGTGCCTTCGGTTCCTGCCACCAGCATCATCCAGGATAAGGCAAAAAAGGTGCTGGCGCTGAAAGTGGATCCGGAGTCGCCGGAGTCTTTTATGTTACGCCCAAAACGTCGCCGCTGGGTTAATGAAAAGTACACGCGATGGGTTAAGACGCAGCCGTGCGCATGTTGTGGAAAACCTGCTGATGATCCCCACCACCTGATAGGTCACGGTCAGGGTGGAATGGCTACAAAAGCGCATGACCTCTTTGTGTTGCCTTTGTGCAGAAAGCATCACGACGAGCTGCATGCGGATACCGTGGCATTTGAAGAGAAGTATGGCTCCCAGCTGGAGCTGATATTTCGTTTTATCGATCGTGCACTGGCAATTGGCGTGCTGGCCTGATTTTGTGGAGAAAGTTGATGCGTGATATGTATGAAGTATTGGACCGCTGGGGTGCATGGGCTGCAGCAGATAACAGTGGTGTGGACTGGCAGCCTGTTGCTGCAGGGTTTAAAGGTTTACTACCTCATGGAAAGAAAACACGCCAACAATGCGATGATGATGAAGGAATCATGATTGACAGCTGTGTTGCGCGATTGCGGAAATATAAGCCCGAAGAGTATGAGTTGGTTATTGCTCATTTTGTTATCGGCATCTCACTAAGAACTATTGCAAAGAAGCAGAAGTGTTCTGATGGGACAATAAGAAAAGAGTTGCAAACAGCTCTTGGTTTTCTGGATGGTGTGCTTTCAATGTTGTAATATTAGGGGGAATTACCCCCCTTTTTTTCTCTGTTGCTTTAATAAAATTTTAATATTTTGTCTGATTATGATGAGGCAATGTAATAAAAGAAATACCGTTAGTATTGCAAGCCATACGCAAAATAAGCATGCATATAAATTAGTTGAAAGTCCAATAGTGAATTGTGCAATTGCTGTTGTGATAGAACATAATATTGATGTATTAATAAATGAGGATAAATTGTCTAAAGGTTTATAAAGTACACTATCATTGATTTTGTCAATAGGTATACCAGTGGCAATGCTATAAATTTCCTTATATTCCTGAGTTGCAAAAACCTTATCGCGTAAATTTATTATGACAAAGGTATGCAGGCTCAATAAAAATGAGCCCACGGAAATAAAACCGGAGAAGAGATAGCCTCGTAAGTTTTTATGATAAAAATCAAAAAAGTTAACACTTACTTTAGGTGTGTTTCTGTACAATAGGTAAAGTGCAAGCAATGCCAGGATCGAGAATGCAAGCAGTGTAAGGTACTGATACCTCAATCTTTTATTTATAAGCCATTCATATAAAGGCATTTTTATTCGTCCCGTTCAGCATTTCTTCTTTTATCATATCAAAAACAGGGTTTGTTGTATAATTATCGTTTGTCAATCCATTGACTTTATCGGCAATTATATCGAAATCGTATGTTTCAAAAAAAACAGGGCAGTTCATAAAATCAATGGTTTTTTCTATTCCTGCATGGTTTACTGCAATAACCTGTGCTTTAGCAACTCCACTCATAGAATTATAAATATTTGAAAGATTCTGAGATAGTTGTTGCACTTTTGTTCTGTCGCTAGAATTAAAATTCATATCTATTGTGGTGGTGTTAACAAATTGTTCAAGCGCAGTCATTGGTCCACCTTTAAAATCTATATAATTAAATTTAAAGCTTGTGCTTTTAATCTCTTTGAATTGACATAAAACACTCTGAATGTTGTTTTTATTTGTCATAAGGCTGAAAGTCAGTCTTTCTTTGTATTTTTTATTTATTGCAGTTACTTCTTTTTGTTTTGGTTTATCACCAAGTTTTTTTATTTCTTCTTTATTTTGATTTCTGATAAATTCATTACTTATTGTTTCTAAATGAGAAAAGAGAGTGTTCAGACTGCATGAACCGTGGTGATACATATAGAGACCAGAAAGATTAGATTTTTTAATTAAGAAAAAGTTGAAATTAGCAAGTTTGTCACTTCCTTGAAGATCTTCAATTTTAAGCTGGAATTTACCATCAACAAATTGCGACTTACAGTTCTTTTTTTGGTTTCTGAATGTGACAACTAATCCATAATAGAAATCATTCACATCCGAAATGAGAATTTTACGAGTATAGTCTGTGCGACTGTGTTCTCTGTTTGATGCGTTGATAAAAGCATTCATTACGTCAACGGTATTAATATTTTTGTTATTGTTATTTATTGTAAACCCTATGCTTCTAACTTTCATGTGTATTCCAGGACCGACTAAAGATAGCGAGAATGGGGACGCATAGTTTATAAAAATCCTAACGCGTACGCAAAAAGTATTATATCGTGTTAAGAGTGGTTACTTCGCCACACAACTTAAACCCGCCGCTGAGCGGTTTTTTTGTACCTGTAAACCTTGTGCAGTACAGTAAACACGCTGGTGGTCGTGAATACTGGCTTTTTATCTTGCTGGCTTTTTAGACAAGAGTTATTGGTATGTCATGTTAACCAGAAGGGAAAAGACATGCTAAAACAGCAAGATATGACAGAAACCGCCGCCGCAGTCCTTCATTTCTTACCTGCTGACAAGTGGGTAACGCCACGCATGATGACGAGAACTACCGGAGTAAGCGAAGCCCGGTGCCAGTTAATACTGACTCAGTTAGTTCTGGCGGGTCTGGCGAAGGATAACGGCGGGTACGGGAATAAATTCAGACGCTGCCAGTAATGGCGGTTTCCTGCTGTGAAAATGGGCGGCTGGTGGGTGTTGGTAGCACCTGCCAGCCATTCGCTCATGCTTATTGGTCACAAGCGAACCACGGCCCACTGCTTTAGCGCAAAAGCAGAGTGAGCCTACCAGAGTTACGCTTACTGATCCATGAAAAATACTGTAAAAATAAACAGTGTTGATTTAATCAACGCTGATTGCCTGCATTTTATTCAGTCCCTGCCTGATGATTCCATTGACCTGATTGTTACCGATCCGCCTTACTTCAAGGTGAAACCTAACGGTTGGGACAATCAGTGGAAAGGGGACGAAGATTACCTTAAGTGGCTGGACCACTGTCTGGCCCAGTTCTGGCGGGTGTTAAAACCTGCCGGAAGCCTTTACCTGTTCTGTGGGCATCGCCTGGCATCTGATATTGAGATCATGATGCGTGAACGTTTCAACGTGCTTAACCATATCATCTGGGCGAAGCCGTCCGGACGTTGGAATGGGTGTAATAAAGAAAGTCTGCGCGCATATTTTCCTGCCACAGAGCGCGTTCTGTTTGCTGAACATTACCAGGGGCCATATCGCCCGAAAGATGCCGGGTATGAGGCGAAGGGCAGGGCACTGAAACAGCATGTGATGGCCCCGCTGATTTCTTACTTTCGTGATGCGCGTGCTGCTCTGGGGATAACGGCAAAACAGATTGTGGATGCCACAGGAAAGAAAAACATGGTGTCGCACTGGTTCAGTGCCAGTCAGTGGCAGCTACCGAACGAAAGCGATTATCTGAAATTACAGTCGCTGTTTGCCCGGGTGGCAGAAGAGAAACATCAGCGGGGAGAACTGGAAAAGTCCCATTACCAACTGGTCAGCACATACAGTGAGCTGAACCGGCAGTACATGGAACTGCTGAGTGAATATAAAAATTTGCGGCGGTATTTCGGTGTGACGGTGCAGGTGCCGTACACCGATGTGTGGACGCATAAACCGGTGCAGTACTATCCAGGGAAACATCCGTGCGAAAAACCGGCAGAAATGCTGCGGCAGATAATCTGCGCGAGCAGTCGTCCGGGTGACCTGGTGGCGGATTTTTTCATGGGTTCTGGCTCAACCATAAAAGCAGCTATGGCGCTCGGGCGTCGTGCAACTGGTGTTGAACTGGAGGCAGAACGTTTTGCGCAGACCGTTAAGGAGATTAGTCACATCCTTACATGCTCAATTGATGACGGGAAGGATGGATAAAGATATGGTCAGTTCAGGCTGTGAAGCAAGTAGACAGATAAGGCTGCAATAAAAACTGACAATAGTAAAATAGCTTTTTCTCAGGTAGTCATGAATACGATCTCTTAAAGCGCCCGCTGATACCAGCGGGCAATACATACTGGCATTAATGTTAAGTTCAGGGATAATTCATCGTATTTTGTGGTACGACGCTATCAATATTAATAAACAGTATTTTTCATGTAAAATTTCTGTTTTTTTGATCTGATTCTCGTTTCCTGGGTTATGATGTTGTTGTGAACCATGCTGTTGAATGATAATGTTCGGGTATAAAATTGTTGCTGATATGTAGCGCAGTGAGCAGGTGGTATTTCTGTTGCTGAGTGTACGGATACAGTGCTTCCCTCCCTCAGCGGGGGGGGCAGGTGTGCTGTGGTTTTAGAGACACCGGAAACGAGAATGATGCGGGTTTGCTGGTGCCGGGATAGAGTCGCCGGAGGTCATGACATAGAGCAAAAAAGGAATGTGCATGCAAATACACACCTCTTCGGAGAGCTCTTCTTTATATGGATGAGCCTCAAGGTCAATAGTTTATCTGTTATGTATTCATATGTTGTTACTTATATAATCCATACGGGCATATCATCAGTACACACATACTATTATGGCATTTTATTTTTGTTTTAACTGAATTCCCGGGGCACTCTTTTTGATTTCTGATAAGGAACCAGAATTTTCTGTTAAATGGTGTCACGTTGTAAATGGTTAATGGAAGCAGCTTATTATCCATAATCACACCTGAGTTAACAGGTGTGAGAATACTTCCGGGTGGCAGGAACACATCTGACTGATACCAGATTATCAACTTTATTTTACACCATACAGTTGAAAACGTTATTCCGCTTGATGGGCATATCACTGTGTCAATAACTATCCATTCCATCTTTTAACCTTCTCGGTACACATTGCTTTCGATTGTTTTGCTAAAAATCATAGTCAATAAATCAGTGTAACTCATTGAAAAAGATCGTCTTCTTTGTCTTCCTGGGGTTTTCTTTTCTAATTTTGTATCACTTTGGTTCAAGTTGTTTCATTTTTTTGTAATACAAATTAGCAGGATGAGCGGGAATATAAAAAATCGGATGTTTTTGTAATGGATATTATTTTTTTGTAAAATAATGTATTTTTATTTAAATCTCTATCAGAAAAGAATTTATTGTTCCTTTATATGGTGGAAAAGGTCATGGTATTTAAACACTACGATGTGGTCAGGGCGGCGTCGCCGTCAGATCTTGCGGAAAAGCTGACACAAAAACTGAAGGAGGGGTGGCAGCCATTTGGCAGC